CAAATTGACGAGACACCGGGACTACAAGTGCGGTTTACTGTTGGCAAAAAAGACGCGGATGGGGAATGGATTGTTCCTCAACAATTCCAAATTTTTGTTGTTGCGGGTGATGAGTACACAGAATTAAATGGTCCTGCGTTGGATTGGTGTCCTGACAAACCTGTTGGAACATACAGAAACGAAGATCTTTGGCATTACGTTGATTTGGCTAGGAGTTAATTATGGGCGGTTTTGCACCTCAAATACAGCAGCCTCAGTCGCCACAAACTGGCAAAGGAACTGGCATTAACCCAATTCCTCAACAAGCTGGTCAAGAAAACGACTTTCAGAAGTTCCTGACGGGCTTAGGAGGGGGAAAGATAACCACTCCCGGCCAAGATGGTCAGCCTCAGATGGGTATGCCAAACCCTTACGAAAATACGGTGCAGCCGTATAATCAGCAGCAACCCAAGCCCAGCACAGGCAAGGGAAGTCCGGCAAACAGCCAACTTGCTCAAATCGCAACTGGCAAAGGAGTGTAATCATGGGTTTCGGTAAAGGTAGTTCCTCATCCGCACCAGTTGTAACGGAAGAGCAAAAAGAGCTTTTACGGGCACAAACTGGCTTTCTGACAGGCACGGCTCTCCCTCAGTACCAAAAAACCATTGGTGGTGCTGAAGAGCGCATGACGGGATTGCAGCCTTTTATTGAACAGGCTTCTAAAAACGTATTTGACCGTTCTGGTGAAATTGCTTCTGGCGCTACTAAACAAGCTGGCGAACTGGTAACAAGTGGCGCTACTACTCTCGGTGCTTTGTTTGACCCTCAGTACGAGCAAAACCAGATCCAAGCAGCATTGCAAACAGGCCGTGAAGCTGCTCGTGAGTCACAGTTGGGTCAAAACGCCATGTACGGTGCTGCTGGTGGTCTGGGTTCTTCCCGTATGGCCTTGGCTGATCGCAACTTGAATTCCTTGAATGCTCAACGTCAGGCCACTGCTGCTGCTGGCGCTCAGGCTCAGGTTCAAGCTAACCGTATGGGTGCTGCTAGAACAGCATTGGAAAGCGGTCAGAGCTTGGGCACTTTGGGTATGAATGCTGGTCAACAGCAAATCTCAAGTGCTGGTGCGCCTTTGGACCTGTATTCCAAGTACGCATCAATTGTGTACGGTACGCCACAGGCATCTACTACCCCAAGCTTCCAAGGCACTCAGGGTCAGAAGACGGGCAGCAAGGGCTTTGGCTTTTAAGGGGCAATCATGGCAGCAGAAACACCATTTGGGCTTAGTTTTGGAAACTATGGGGACCCTCGTAAATACATGGGGCAAGGTGAGTCACCTGCTAAGAAAATCCAACAAAAAATTGCAAAGATTCAAAAAAGCCCAGTAGCCAATCTTTTGGGTATTGGTTTGGCGGGTATGGGTGGTGAGCCAGTACCTAGTCCAACTTCTGCACCTGCTTTGGGCCAAGGAATTTCTGCTCCTGTTGCACCACCTATTGGAATCAATCCGAATGCGCCAAGTGGTACTGGAATAGCTCCAGGCTCTTTTGAAATTCCAAACCTGACATTGCCTCAAATTGGTTTGCCTAATATGCCAGCCCAAGGTGCTGATTTAGACGGCGATGGATTAATTGATGATTTTTGGGGACTTAAAAAATGACTCCAGTACCTGCATTAATGCAAGCTCCAGAAATGGCTGCTCCGGTGGCTCCTCCCGACATTAACAATCCTGACCCTGTTGGCGGTGCAATTGCGCCTGTTCGGGCTAGGGATGCTGATGTATCCATGATGTATGAGGATGCCTTGTCTTCAGGCAACCCTGCATCTATGTATTCATTGACAAGCCGAGTCAAGGGTACTGAGATTGAGCCTATTGTTAAGCGTTCTGCCGAGATCATGCAAAGAAATTTGGCGGACTTTGAGAAGGACGTTAAGCCTGTAATGGACAAAGGCGGTGTTAACACCCCAGAAGGCCGTCTTGCTGTTGGCAAAACCATTGATTACATGGCTGACAAACCTCAGAAGATGAGGGCATTTGTTGAAATGCTTGTTGGCAATCCTAATTGGCGCTTGTTTGTCACTGGTGGAACCGAGAAGACGGAAATCAAATATGACATGCAAGGCAACCCAATTGAAAAAACAACCAATGAATTGGGCAAGACCGTAAAGGCTGTTGATGCCAACACTGGTCAACTGTTGACCCGTGAGGAAATTGCTGCTCGTGGTAACTTTGTTCCTTCTTTGCAAGAAGCCATTGGCTATCAAGAGAAGAAGGCCACATCTACATTCAACACTCAGGCTTTGAATTCAGCCAATGCAGCCACTGAGGCTTATTCGGCAAAAGCTCCTGAGTTAAAAGAAATGTATGGCGAACTACGTCAACGTCTGCAAAACCTTGGTGGTGCTGATTTGAGTGAAGAGCAGCGTAAGGCTATTGGTGCGTTTACCAACAGATCTCTTGGTTACTCGCAAACAGTGTCTGAAGGCCTTAATGCTCTGCGTCAAAAGGTTGACAACAAGAATGCGTCTTTGTCTGAAGCACAGCAAAAGTCTTTGAGTGCTGTTCTTGATAGGCTTGGTTTCCGTGTAGGGGCCGATGGCACTGTAACCAACAAAACTGGTGAGGCAGTTACCAAGACTGACCTTGACCAAGCTCAAAACAGCCTGACAAGCGGCACTCAGTTTGACAGGAACTTTGCTCAATCCAAAGAGGACTTCATTCGTTCTGAAGTATTTAAAGGATTGAAAGAAGGCGAGATGCGAAATCTTGGCCGCATTCTGGACATCCAGCAAATGGTTGAAAGAACTCAACTTGAGTTGTCTGCCAAGCATGGCACTTTGCCTTTCCTGATTAACCCCAAGACGTATCAACTTGGTGATGAGTTTGTCCGTGGTGAGGCTTTGTCTTTGATTGGTGAATTCAATCAGGACGCTACTCAAGCATTTGCTGAATGGCGCAAAGGACAATTAGCAAAGTTTAAGGACAAATCACAAGTACCAAGTGCTGGTGAACTTGAAAGTGCTTTTGCTCGTACACAGGGATTCCGTGATTTGCGTCAGCAGTTTGCAGACAGGAACCGTGAAATCATGCGTAAATCGGGTCAAAGCCGTCCGGCAACAGGTGAAACTCCTGCTGACTTTGGCATCTCTCTTGGCATTGGTGGCGCACCTAAAGAAGAGCCTAAGTCTATTCGTGGTCGGTCTATCAAGAATCCCGAGATTAAATCAAAGGCCCCATCAGCCCGTGATTTGGCAAGTCAATTTGGTGGAAGGAAATAATCATGGCTTTTGATGTTGAGGGATATCGCAAAGCGGCTACTGCTGCTGGCATTTCTAAGGCTGAGATTGAAAGCGAAATCCGTTTTCAAACCAGTGATCAGAAGCAAGATAAGACTTTTGAAAAGACTGAAGACGGTTTTCAGCTTGGTTCATTAGACCAAGTCAAAGAGCGTCTTGGTAACGATTGGTGGCATCTTCCTGCTGGCTTGGCTGTGCTTGGTGCTGCTGCATATGGCGCAGAAAAGCTAATGGGTGGGTTTGGTAAATCAGAAGCTCCACAAAGCCCAAGGATCGACCCAACAATGTCGCCTGAGCCTGTGCAGCCACTTCAACCTGTTCAGCCGTCTTTGCCTCAACAGACCAACCTTACACCTCAAGACATTCAAGCCCGTGCTGCTGCATTGAAGCCTGTAGCTCCTGTAGCTCCTGAGATGCCTGTAAACACCCCAATTACAGCCGCTCCCGTGGATGCTCCAGCACCAACACCTTCTGCTCAACCCAACTCTCCTGTGACCAGTATCGTTACTGACACTGTCAAGGAGATGATTCAGGAGACACCTGCTCAACCAACAGACATCACAAAGCCTGTCGCCGCTCCTGTTGCTGCACCGCAGCCTGTTGCACCACCTCAAGACTTGGTTACTGGTACTGGTAAGCCTGCCTTTGCTGGCATGGGTCCAGAAGCTGCTTTAAACAAAAAGGGGGAGCCTAAGTTTAAGCCTGAGTATGCAGACATCAATGCTGTTCCTCGTGGTTACGCTTTTGTTCCAGGCGCTCAATACATTGACACACCCCGTCAAAACATTGGTCAAGCTGAGTACACCAAGGCGTTTACTAATCAGCCTTTCCCACTGACAAACGAGTTGGCTATCCAACAGTCCAAGGACATCAACAAAATGTTGGGTAGGGCTACTCGTGCTGAAAACATTGCTGCTGGGTTGCCACCTGCTGAACTGACTCCCGGCATTACCAAGAAAACCTCTGCTGGCACTAAGCCTGTACGGGTAGCGGGTACTGTGGGTGCTTTGATGGCTATCAGTGACCTTGCTAAAGCAGAGACTCCCGGTCAACGTGGCATGGCAGGGGCTAACTTGCTAGAGGCCGTACTACCTCCGGGCATGATGATGGGTGGTGCTGGTGAAGGTTCTGGCACTGTTCCTAGCATGTCTCAGGCCATGTTGTTGGGAAGCCCTTACGCTCAATCCCCTCTTGCTGTCAAACAAAGGCAAGAACAGGAATACGTCCGTAAAGTTGGGGCTGGTCGTGGTATTGCTCCCCCATCTGCTTATCAGAGATAAATCATGCAACAAGAAGTCTCCCATGCTGAAATTTATGCCCGTCTTATTCTTGTTGAAGAGAAGGTGGATCGTATTGATCAGAATACTCAAGGTGTTGTTGCTGCATTTCAAGCAGCGTCTGGTGCTTTTCTGGTCCTCGAAACACTAGGTAAGCTTGCCAAACCAATCCTCTACATTGGTGCGGTGTGTGCTGCTGCTGCTATTTACTGGCAAACAGTCAAGGATCATTTCAAGTGAAAGAATGGGCCGTTAGCTTCATTGCTGCGGCCCTTGTTGTTGGCTTTGTCATTTGGTGCGCCAAAGTCTTTATTGAGGTGTTGAAGTAATGGACCCGATCACATTGGCGCTTGCTGGCATGGCGGCTGTTCAAAAGACAGTCTCCCTGATCAAAGAAGTCTCAGGAACAATGGATGATGTGCGAAGTCTTGGCCCATTGCTTGGCAAGTACTTTGAGCAAAAGCATGAGGTCACCAAGGCACTAGACCAAGCCAAAAGCAGTGGCGGTTCCAACATGGGAAAAGCCATTCAAATTGAACTTGATCTCAAGGCACAAAAGGACTTTGAGGAACAGGTCAAAGGACTATTTTTCCCCAACAACATGGATGTATGGAATGCCATCATGGTCCGTGTTGCTGAAATGAATAAGCAAGACAAGATTGACGCACAACTTGCTCGTGACCGTGCATTAAGGGCAAAACAAGAGCGTGAAGAACTTGTTGAAATTCTTATCGTGGTCGGTGGCGTAATACTGATTTTTCTTTTGGTAGGCTTTGGGGTCTACATTGTCCTAGACGCAAGGAGCGCATAAATGCTATCTCTCATTTCTACCCTAGGGGGCCTTTTAATTTCTGGCTTACCAAAGCTTCTTGAACACTTTCAGAACAAGGCTGATCAGCGTCATGAGCTTGCCTTGGCCCGTGTTCAGACAGAGCGTGAGTTGGCATTGGCTGCTGCTGGTTTTGCTGCTCAAGCAAGGGTTGAAGAGATACGCACCGAACAAGTTGCCATGCAGTCTGAAGCCCAGATGACTGAGGCGGCTCTTAAACACGATGAGAAGGTGCTTGAAAAGGCAAGCCAATGGGTAGCTAATTATGTGGGGACTGTACGTCCTACAGTGACCTATATCTTTGTCATTGAGTTGGTGTTGGTCAATGCCTTCATGTGCTGGTATATGTACCACCACCCAGGTTTGATCCAGAACATTGACGATGTCATTCGTTATTCTGAACTGGTGTTTTCAAGCGATGAGATGGCAATGCTTGGAGGCATCATTGGGTTTTGGTTTGGTTCACGCAATTGGGCCAAGAAGTGAGGTTATTCCTCGGTAAGGCTTGCCCATCGTTTTCCTTTTTCAATAAGGTGGATGGTGGACGGGCTAAGTCCCGCAATGATTGCAAGCGAGTTGGCTGTTACTCCAAGTCGAAGCGCTTTGCGTATCTCAATGACTTGTTTTTGGGTCAACTTATGACCCGGAGCATTTTCGCCTCTTAGGTCAACAAGCCCAGTTTGCCAAGCATGAGAAACGTTTTCTTGATTTGTAACCCACTCAAGATTCTCTGGCCTGTTGTCTGTTTTCACTCCATTTATATGGTTTATGTGCAGACCATCTTGATACCCAGATACAAACGCCTTGGCAATAATCCTGTGACAAGAAAATTTTGGCCGCTTATCTCCAGTTTTTATGCTGACGTACAAGTATCCGTTTCGATCTTTGGTTTGTGCAAGTTTTTTTTCAAGAAAATTTACAGCAAACTCTTGTTGTTTGCCAAACCGACTGCGAACAGATTTTGTTGTAAACGCTGGGCGGTAGATGTTAAGGTCTTGATCTACAAGAAAGTCAAAACCTTTTTCGGTAATCTGTATTTTTTGCATGGTGTCGCAATTATAGCGCATCAAAGATAAGGGTGCAACATGAAAACTTCTGAAGATGGCCTTCATCTTATGCACAAATTTGAAGGCTACAAGAACAAACCATACTTGTGCCCAGCCCATATTTGGACTTGCGGTTGGGGAACTGTACTGTATCAAGAGCAGATCAAACTGCCTATGGTCAGGAAAGAAGGCTACACAGGATTGATACGCAGTAAATACGCATTGAAGCCGGAGGACAACCGTGTCTGGTCCAAAGAAGAATTGGTTGCGATGTTCAAAAATGATCTCGCAAATTTTGAACGTGGTGTTTTACGACTTGTTCCCGGCGTATCTGGGCATCAAGGCCGCTTTGACGCTCTGGTATCTCTGGCCTACAACATAGGCTTAGGCAACCTCCAACGCTCTACTATCCGTATGAAGGCTAATAGAGGCGATTGGGAGGGTGCTGCCGAGGCTTTTATGGCTTGGACCAAGGGTGGTGGCCGAGTGTTGCCAGGACTCGTTAAACGCCGTGTTGCAGAGAAGACTCTGTTTCTAGCTGAATGAGCAATTCAAGGTAATGGATTGCCTTTCGTAGATCATCCTCACCTCCCTTGTCTTTCCATCTGGTGACGTATTTCACTACGTTACCTTCACAGAAGCCAAGGTTGTTGGCATGGATGTACTCAATCGGCTGGATGCCTTTAGCCCTGTAATGGTCGCCACCAACTTGCTGTTGTAGAGCAGTCATCACGACTCCTTTACAAATACGCCATCAGGACGCAAGAACCCCTTACGGTCCTTGATTTCCTCATACGCACCTTTGTAGCACTGAACCATGTCAATGTCCAAAATAGAACAGATCATGGTCAGCACCACCATACAGTCGCCAACAGCGTCTTTGATCTCTGGCATGTTGCATTCTTCAATGGCAAAGATCAATTCGTCTAGCTCTTCTTGAAGCTTGACCTTAGCTTGTGTATGAGCGTTACCGTTCTGAATGATGCCTCTGGCCTCACCCCATCTGATAACGTCCATCTCAATCATTGAGAAGCTCATTAATCAGT